AGGACAATATTATGGCTAACGAAAATATGTATAACGCACCTACTAGTACTGCTAGTGGTACTGCGTCAGATATCGGGCCGCAAGCGAGAACCGATTATTATTTTAAGAAAGCCCTGATTGCTGTTCGGGATCGTATGTATTTCATGCCGTTGGCTGATGTACGTGCTATGCCTAAGCATATGGGTAAAAAAATTAAGCAAGATGTGTATGTTCCATTGCTTGATGTTTTGAATACAGGTGACCAGGGACTAGATGCAGCAGGTACAGCTCTTACAGCTGGTACCTACTCTGCATGGAATGCTGCTGGTGTTCTCCAAAATACCAACTATGCAAACAGAGCTGCTGCTCGAACTGCGGCTGGTGTTGATGGTGAAGTAGCTCTAAATGACCAGAATATCTATGGTTCTTCCAAAGATACTGGTACTATTAAATCTAAAATCCCGACCCTCCGTGAAAACGGTGGTAGGGTTAACCGTGTTGGCTTCACCCGTACGCAAATTGAAGGTGAATTGCTTAAACGTGGTTTCTTCACAGAGTACACTCAGGAATCAATAGACTTCGATTCTGATGCAGAATTGTTGTCTCATATTACTGAGGAAGCTCTTGTTGGTGCTAATGAGTTGACTGAAGCAGAACTTCAGGCAGATCTTATTACTAACGCAACTGCTAATGGTACAGCTTATTATTGTTCTGCTACTCCTGCCGTAACGACAGGTAGTAAATTGGACGTTGATGAAGTTGTTACTTATAGAGATTTAATGAATCTTTCTATTGCTTTGGATGATAATAAAACTCCTAAGCAAACAAAGATCATTGCTGGTTCTCGTATGATTGATACGAAAACTGTTAATGGCGGTCGTGTTATGTATGTAGGTTCTGAATTGATTCCAGTGCTTCGAGCTATGACAGACTTGCATAGCCAACCTGCATTCGTTTCTGTTGAGAAATATGCAGATGCTAGCAATATCATGAATGGTGAGATTGGTTCTGTTGATCAATTTCGAATCATTGTTGTTCCAGAAATGCAGTTTACTGAAAACGGTGGTGCTTCTGCTGCTGATACAGCAGGTACTGGTGATAATGGTGCAGACATCTATCCAATGCTAGTTGTTGGTGATGGTGCTTTCACTACTATCGGTTTTCAAACTGATGGAAAGAGCGTTAAATTTACCATCAATCATAAGAAGCCTGGTAAAGAAATAGCTTCTTTGGATGATCCGTATGGTGAAGTAGGGTTCTACTCTATCAAATGGTACTATGGTTTCATGGCTCTTCGCCCAGAACGTCTAGGAATTATCTGGACTGCCTTGGCAGCTGTATAACCAATAAAATATTCCGACCTTTCCAGACCCGCAAGGGTCTGGGAAGGGAGGGATTTTATATAAGGAATTAGTATATGTCTATTATAGGTAAAGCAGCAAAACACTTAGTAAAGAAGACAAAAGCTAAGAAAAAACCTAATAAAGCTACTAGAAAAGCAAAGATGAAAGCTAAGAAACCAAAACAACGGATGATGAACAAAAAGGAAATGAGAAGGCTAGACAAGAAAGGCAAAAAGGAATGGGCAGCTAATGAGCGAAAAGAGTTAATGGCAGAAATGAAAAATCCAACAGATAACATCCCATTTTAAAGGAGTATAGTTATGTCTGTTATAGGTAAAGCAGCTAAGCATTTACTTAAAAAGAAAAGTCGTAGCTATACTAAGAAAAAAGCTAGTAAGAAAACTAGGGTAGCTCGAAACAAAGCCAAGAAGCATAAAGATTGGGCATATGATTTAGCTGCAGAAGACCGTGCTTTTAATAGCCCGCAATATGGGCGGTTAAGTAAGAGACAATTTAAACAAACACCGCCTAGTAAACGAGTAGATCCAAAAAGAAAAAAGAAACATGAAATAGATCTACCATAATATAGGAGTACAGTTATGCCAGTATGGGCAGTAATACCTAAATTTAGTAAGCTTGTATCTGCTGCAATGAAAAAAGCAGGAGGTACTCCTGCAGCAAGACAGAAAGTTATAAAAGAAAACCCTAGTTGGTTTAAGTATATGCCTGGAAAGGCAGGAAAAAAAGCAGGTAGTACACCAGCTAAAGCTAAACCTAAAGCGACAACAGCTAAAAAGGGAAAAGGTGGTTTTAGTGAAGTACAGTTAGAAAAATACAGAGACATGTATAGAAACAGAAAGAATGATAAAAGATGGGATCGCTTATCCCCAGATATTAAAAACAAGCTATTAAAATAGGAGGAACTATGGAAGATGTGAAGTTAACACCAATTGATCAAATGACTCAGGACGAACTCAAACAAGAGTTAAAAGAGTATGGAGTTGTGTTTCACCATAAAACAGGTCAAGCTAAATTAGCGGAATTACTAGCTGATGTTAGAAAAAATCCTGAAAGCATGGTACAGGATTTTGGTAATGAAGACGTAGCTATAGATCGTCCGTATAAAGGCGGTAATCCTAATGCAAGTGAAGCTGCTATAGCTGCAGCTACTAAAGCAATGAAACGAACTGGAGAACAAGAAGCTATGAAACTTATACGCATTGTTGTTACTCCTAATGACCCACTTATGACTAGTTACCCTGGCCTTATATTTACAGTAGGAGCGTCTGGGCTAAATAAAGGAAGAATGATTAAGAAATTTGTTCCATTTAATAACGAAGAAGGCTGGCATGTTCCTAATATTATTTATAATCAGATAAAACATGCTGAAATGCAGAAATTTAAAAGTGTTACTCGTCCTAATGGTGAGAAAGTATTAGAGCCTTACATTACTCAAAAATTTAACGTACGAGTATTGGATCCCCTTACTAAAGAAGAATTGGAAAGACTAGCTGCCGCTCAAGCAGCTAATCCAGCATTCCATACGGGAGATAACTAATGGCTATTACTATTGCTGATTTAACTGCTGGAGTTGCTACTGATGCTAATAACGTAGTAACAGGTACAGGTGTATTTGATGATCTAATGGAAACAGTAAATGCACATATGGCCGCTCAATTTAATTTAGGTCGTATTACTGGCAGTGACTACGCAACAGTATATTTGACCGCTATGCAAGCAGCTGTTCAGCAAGCTGTAGCTTATGTAATAGGGATGCAAAAAGGCAATGCTGAAGAATCCCTACTTTTCCAAAAAGAAGTTACGGAATTTGCTCAAACTGAACAAAGTACTAAAACTGCCCCAACAACTACTTCTGTAGCAGGGAGAGCAAATAACTTGTCTACTGAACAAGCTAAAGGGTTTAAATGGAATGCCGATCAGAAATACCTTAAAACTCTATTAGACGCTTGGAGCGTGAATGTCTCAACTGCTGGTGTTGCCTCTACAGGTGTAGTTGCTCTTAATACAACTGGAACAGGTAATATTAATACGCAAATAACTAACGCAGAACCTACAGGATAATAGCAATGGGGTTTATTGCTAATATTTTTACCGCTATTGTTGATGTTGTTGTAGCGATAGTTGAAGCAGTTGTACAAGTAGTTGAGATGGTTGTGCAGTTAATTATGGTATTACTTGGGTGGGATGGGGGTTCCACCCAAATAATTGAGTATTACGAAGTTCAGAATATCCCCTTGTTTGATGATGTAGATAAGAAAAATCCCACCGCCTCCGCTATTCTTCAAAGTATCTTGGCAGATAAAGACTTAGTTAGTAGTCTTATTTATCATCTTGCGTTTCGTAGCCTTAAAGGAAACGTTAAAGAATTTATGGATTTTATTGACAATGGGAACTATTTTGAAAACTTTCCCGCAATAGAATCATATATTTTAACTATAGATTATGATGAAGTAACTGATGTATTAAATACTATTAATGGTGTCCCTTGTACAATTGAAAATGCGTATTTAAGAGCTTTATCAAAATCTGATTGGGTTAAGTCTTGGTTACAAGATAATAAAGGATATGATGTAGGTCTTAATCGACTGGGTACCGAATATCGAGAAGTAACTACCACGCCTAGTACTCCTGCTGCGGATACTGTTAATGTCACGCCATCAGTAAATCATTTTCAAATAGATATAACTAGTGAAATGGCTACGTCAGACGATGCCTTAGTTGATATGCGGTGGTATGTTAATTTAAACACTATTGTGTATAACTCAGGCACAGACGATTATACTGTTGAAGCTTATAATGACGCTGGTGTAACAATAACCCTCCCTTATACTGTTCCATCACGACCGGGACAAGTTCATTATGTTGTAACTTATTATAGAGATGTGGATCCAAGTAGAATCTATCTATTTATTTATCAAGCAGGATCTGGAACATATACAGATTTAGATACAATAGAGGATCCTATTGATATAGATGGCAGTACGCTTGAAGTTCTTCCCGCAGTTCCTTTAAGAATAAGTAATTCTAACTACACTACATTTGGGGCAACTAAACAAGCAGCAATAGAAGATATATTAAAAATAATACATCTAGATGCAGCGGAAGTTCTAGACTCTATTTTAACTGACCCTGGAGTAGCAAGTAATCTAGGGGATATAGATAATATTTATGTAAATTTCGGTGTAAGAATGTGGGATACATCTCAAGCAGGTATGTCCTATTTATACAGAATGTTTGAGAATTTATACCCAGCCCAAGGCACCACACAAGGAGATTATGATAATTCTCCAGCAGGGGATGATAAACCGCAGAATAATATCCTTACTTCGACAGATGACAACGAATATGCATTTCAGTTTAGCTACATTACCTATACACATACCCCATTAATCGATATTGATGCTGATACTGGGAGTGTCGAAAATGGTATCTACTATTCAGATATGTCTAAATTTGGGGATGATGGACTATTAAAATATAACTACTATAGTTCCTCTGGTAAAGGGACGTATAACGTAGGGTATAAAGCGGATAATTTAGATGAAGTACAGGATTTCTTAGATGGGAATGGGGTACCTAATCCTGGTACTACGTCTGGGGAAGCAACTAATTGGTTACAAGTAACTGAAAGAATGAGCTATAACAATCCTTCTCCTGTATTACAGGAATCTGATGGAAGTACTAGCTCATTAATATATCTAACTCCTGACGCAGTTTATGAAAATAATGGATCTGGTGTATTACGCTTAGTTCAGCAAGCTTCAGAAGAAACAACTATAGGACAATCAATAACTTACTATTGCATTAAACCATCAGGATTAGATGCATATACAGTTGCCCAGCCAATAGGTGCTTTAAAAGTTATTGATGGAGATACTGGTAAATTTAAAATGGTTAAATTTAACCTTGGGGCTCAACAGGATCTCATGGTTCCATTTATTCATACATTTATTAAGGATCTATCTCATGCCGAAGTTAGTAAATTATTTTTAGCAGGATG